ACATTCACAATACCGCTAGGGCCCTGAGGCCCAGTATTACCCGTTACACCTTGAGGGCCTTGCTCACCGCGAGCAAAATACACTCTGGCATAAATAGAATCAGGGACAACTATCTTAACTATCATTTGACTATTTCAGGCGTAACAAGAACTTGACCTCTTGCCAGCGTTAGAACCTTTCCAGTTGAAGTCTGTGTCAATTCGAGAGCCCAAACATAATCAGTCTTAGTTAGCAACGATGTTTGAGTAGGTGTAAGCGAGAACGCTACCGAGTTAGTAGAACTGTTTACTGTCGGCGTAATGTCGATAATTGCTGTAGTGCCAGGGTTCTCACGAATCTGCAATTTAGCGGTGTAACCAGATAAAGCGAATGCAACACCATCGGAGTCGGTAGGGTAGAACTCGCAGTCACCAGCAACGCTAGGGAATGTAGATCCAGCCAGAATCTCTAGATTGAATAGGCCGTCAGTAACTGTGTAGGTTTCACTCACTAGGAGCATCCTCAACAGGAGCCTCGACCGGTGCAGGTGTTTGACCTGGAGACGGAAATGGTGCCCATGAAGTGGTTACTTTAGGTTCGGTTTCTTTTGCCATCATTTATCCTTTTTTAGCTTGTCGAACTCGGTTTTCAGTTTGTTGTATTCCTTACTCAAAGTTAAGTATTTATCACGCCAATGGTCAAGTTCCTGTTTCAGCGTGGCGAGTTCCTGTTTCAAATTGTCTATCTGCTCAAACATCTCAGCCCGAAGTTTCTGCTCCAAACTAATCGACTGGAAACGCCTAGTAGTTAGATACCTAAACAAAGCTGTGACGCTTGTACCGGTCAGAATACCTGAGACCACCCACAACCAAACTTCCTGAGTCATCAGATACCTTTCCACAAGCCGAAACTGGTTTCCCAATGGTCAGCACTTATCTCATGCCTAATCCTGGTAATCAAAGCCACCTGTTGAATCTTGTTAGAACTGTTCGATGGATCTACAAACTCGACCTGTAGTTTCGCTCCTATTTCGCGGTCAATAATCTTGGAAGTAGTTCCATCACGTCTCAAGGCAGGACAGGATACAGCGTCAATTCTTTTAGGGTCGGCGGCATCAACTACAGCTTGAGCCCAATCTTGCAATCTAGTGTGAGGCGATGAACCTATGTCCATGTCGATAATAAAGTCCGCTGGCCATTCGCCATAAGTGCTGATAGATGTGGTGTTCTTTTTGGTGTAATCGAGTTTAGAACTGTCGTCAATAACTTTGGCACTATTTACTAATCCATCAGTATCAAACACTAGGTCAATAGCGTTCATGCAAATGTGATCTACAGAACTTGAGTGAACGTTAGAGATGGTCAGTTCGGTATTACTCCAAGCGGTTCGCTTAGTGGCCACGTCATTTCGAGTCATGTAATACTGCAAACTGGAATCTTTAGCGGAATAAACCCAACCGAGTTCGGCATCTAGCAATCTATTTACAAGTTCACCGGATACAAAGTCATCAAATGTTTCGTGGTCTTGGAATGTGGCACTACCGCCGGGACCATCCTGGCTAAGTGAGAACCTAGAATCAACTGCCTGAATGTCCGAACCAAGTTTGACCATAATCTGTTTGAAGCTGTGGTAAGTGCTGTTGATGTCAAACACAGTCAAGCGAGTGTTCAATAGAATCTTAGTTGTGTCATCGGCCGAAATAGTTATCTTTAGTTTTTGAGAATCAACATCAAACTGCATCGCCACGTTGCTGATAAAGCCATGAAAGAATGACTGCCAAACAGTTGGTTGAGTATCAGGCTGAGGCTGGTATTGAATACGCAGAGGCATGTTGGCTTTGTAGTTAGGTCCAGTAACTAGATCTGAAACATCCTTTTTGATTAGCCGAACCTGAGCAGTACCATAATCTGGTCTAGCGAACACTCCGCGTTCAACCAAGATACCTCGGTCAATGCTCACCTCATAAGTGTCAGCCTCAATGGAAGTCCATGAACCCGATGGTGTAGGTAAGTATTGAATCCGTAGATTCGACTTGATGTCCCAAACGTTATTAGCCATTAGTTAGCGAAATACTTTTTATTGGTTTGCTTCTCGAAGTTACGAATCTCTTTGATGATTTCGGCAGCTGAAACGTTGGCTTTGTTGATGTTGATGGTGTAAGTCTTTTGACCAGCGGTGTTGCCGACTCCAGCGACACTTGCACCAGTACCATAAAGAGATCCACGAAGTCCCAGATACTCCGACAATCTGCCTGACTGCAGTAATCCCTTAGCCACGATGTTACCCTGAGCAGGGCCCATGCCAATAAGCTCGTTGATTACATCCTGACCGGCACCCTGCTTCACAAGTTTTCTTAGGTTCCCAGTAAATCCCTTAGCCGCGTCCACCATCCGCTTTAGTTTTTCAATAACCTTGTCCACGTTGAAGAATGAGTACTCGTCTTTACCTGTGGTTCCAAATGCCAATCCAACGCTGTCTCTAAACTTCTCGGCAGTTTTAGTGATGTTATCTTTTGCCTGGATAATCTTGTCTTTGATTCTTTGCACATTCTGGTCCCATTGAGCTTGGTCAAATATAAGAACACCATCTTTGAATATCTGACCTAAGTTCTCATTTATTTCAACAGTCGCGTCACCAGTTGCTTCTAAGGCTTTCCTAAACGCTTCGCTTTGTTCTGTTTGAGTGTAGTAATCCTCTTGAGCATCGGCGGCCGACATCCATGCAGCTGCAAGGGTTCCAACAGTAACCGCGATGGCACCAATACCAGTCGAAATCAAAGCGTACTTTAGGGCCTTGGTCGAAATAGTCGCTAACTTAGTTGCCATGTCATAAAGTTTCATAGCGATAGTCAAACCACCAATAGCCAACTTTGCAGTCAATATGCCAGCAACTAGAGACTTGATTAGAACAATGTTTTCAATAAAGAACTTGCCAACATTACCTACAGCCAAACCAACCTCTTGCAAGATTCTAATTAGTTGGCGTAAGTTCCTTTGGCCCTCAGGACTCTGTAAGTATTCTGCAAACTGTTTGACTAATGGCAGTAATGCAGTTCCCACTTCCTCTTTTAGATTCTCAAAGATAACTTGCAACCTCTGGTAAGGGTTTAGATCTGCAGCCGCCTCAGCGGAGCCCTTGAATTGTTTAGTCAAATCAGCGTAGAAGTTCACACCAAGTTTGACACCAGGCAATAGTTTTTGTAATGAAGTGTATTGGCCGCCATAAGCCTTACTAAGAGCATTAGTAACCGAACCAAGGTTCTTGCCTTTAGCCGCTGAAATGTCCAATGCCAAGTTCAACAGAGACTGTCCACGATCCAATGAACCGGTTGCACGAACAGCGTCAGCTAGGGCTGGTCTCAAATCGTCATCTAGCACCGCGACAGCGTTAGAGGTTTTTTGAATCCAGCGTTCCGCCGCCTCAGTAGTAGCGACAGTTGCTCCAAGAGTGTTCTTTAGAGATAGTGCCAACTGGTTTTTAGATACAGCATCCTCAGCTGCGGCCTTAGCAGATTCTTTTAGATAGCCAGTAAGTTTAGCGACACCAAGGCCAAGTCCAACAGTTCCAAGAGCCCTAGTGACACCAGAGGACACTTTGCTGGCAACAGAGCCAAAGCTCTTTAGTTCCTTAGATGCCTTATCTAAACCTGACTTGAACTTGCTTGGATCAGAGATAAGGGTAAGTCTCAGAACACTCATTACATAGGGCCTTTCTCTGTTACAGCGTCAGCAATAGCCTGGTATTCGCGTAGAGTGAGTTGCTTATACTCTGAAACGCTTACTCCAGCGTGAACTATCATAAACGCCATCCGCTTGGCCGCCTTATCTGCTATTACTCTTTTTTTTCATCACCAGCCAGCAACTCATTTACCTCAGACATTTTTAGGGCACCGGCTTGCTCAATCGTATAGCTAGGGTCCTGCCGCCTTTTGATAATCAAGATGATGGCTTTTAGTGCTTTACCTTTAGGTTGTTTCGCCTCCATGATCTGGTCAATACTTGCACCAGTAATCAGTTCAATGGTCTCAACTTCCTCAAGTGTCAAACTCTCGAAATCGAATGGTGTGGTCATTAGTTTCCTCTCATAGTTACGTCAATTAGATCTCGGTTTAGAACTACGTTTCCAGAATACTGTTCTTTAGCATATTTCTCGTAGATTGCAATCAAGTCTTGCATATAGAATGTTCCAATTAGTCCACGAACCTTAGCGGCTGCTTTATTCATGTATTGAGTAGGCATAATGTTCTTTTGGATGAAATATTCTCTGTCATAGAACCAGCCCCAGTTGATAGGGTTAGCGTACGGAACCAATGGATCTCTACCAGCATAAACTACAACTGTTTTGGCTGTTTTAGATGCCCGAATAGATTCTTGTAATCTACCTTTACGAACTGGCACTAATTCTCTAGCCTCTTTTACGACAAGTTTGCCGACCCGAAAGTTTAGTTCTTTGAGTTCCTTCTCGGCACCCATAGCTTTCAGGCCGGCAACTGCCTCATTCAAGCCGAGAATCTGAATACGACTCTCAACGTAAGGCATTAGCTTGTCTTTAGAGTGACTCCGTAGTACACCGGAGGCGTAGCTGATGGAGTGTGAACAGCGTTCTTTACAGTTAGAGTCACAGAGAACTTGACAACGTCACCGCTGTTTAGGCTCAATGGAGGCAACTGGTCAAATACGACTGTACCGGTGTAGTGCGGTTGAGTGGTGCTCGCGGTAGCGTTTCCCTGTGGTGCAATTGTGAAAGCGACTTCGGTTCCGAAGTTAGCCCAGAGCAAGCGGTATAGAGATGCAGAATCGCCAGAGGTTACTCCGTCTAACTGCAACTTCCACTCGCCACCAGTTCTTACCTCACAGAACGTTTGCACATCACCCGGCGCATCATTCAAGGTTAGCTCGACTAGGTTAGCGTCACACGCGTAATCAGTCGTACCAATCTTGAACAGGATGTTCGTGGCTTTGATTCTTGTTGATGTTGGCATCTTGTTTTCCTTATAGGGTTATGGATAAATCCAAGGTGATGTCTGTTGCCAAATACTCAGCGTTATTGACAGCTAGACGGAACGGGGTTTGTACGGACTTTAGGACCGCATAACTAATGGTTTCCAACGCTACAAGAGTGTCCGAAATAAGTTCATCGAGAGCCTCAGTTGATTCCTCATTAGTCGCGGTAGCCGCCACCAAAGTCAGTTTCAAACCAAGCCGATACTCATTCCCTACAGTCTCAGTCACCAAATAGGGGCTATCTGGCGAGATGATAACTATTGGAGGAGTTACACGTTCAGGGACAAAGTCCAACACATCTAAACCAGCTGTGGTTAGATCTAGTGCGAACTCTGCCTTAGAAGCAGTAATCTCATTAGTCATAGTCCGGGCCCAGTAAAGGGTAATAGCATTTCTCTAGCCGCGTTCATAGGATCCTTAGCAATTCTTACTGTGGTTCCCATGTCAGCGAACTGAGCAACACCATTAGGGGCTGAACGCCGGTGGAACAATTCAGAAGCACAAGATAACACCGCAGAATCTAGAACACCTTGAGGCACTCTAGCGGTTCCCACGAACTTGCTTACCATCTGGTTTGCAGATGCCAGGCATGTGTCCACGAAATCCGAAACTTCTTTAGTGCCAACATAGGCTCTAAACTGCTCCACCGAAACTGCCATGAGTTATTAGGCTCCGGTGTTCAGCTTGACGATTGCACCCTCGAATGGAACACCGAAAGCAGCGTAACCATAAACAGAGTAAGAGTCCTGCAACTTGGTGACATCGGTACTTGATAGACGTGCAGGAGTTCCTGACGATTCCCAAGTGGTCAATGCCAAAGAGTTTGCAAGGTAAGCGGTCTTGCTGTCAAGTGCAGGGTCGCAAATGATTGGAAGTCCAAGAATCGAACCAGTTAGAGCTGGAACGTTAGATCCACCAATGTTGTTCACACCAGCACCAACAGGCAATACAACTGGACGGCCAGCGGTGTCCACGATGCTGACTAGACGCTTGTAAGCGACAGTTCCAGCAACGATGAACTCAGGGAATAGACCAGTCTGAGCGTTGATGTAAGCTGCACCATCAGCGATTCCACCCATGACTGCAGTTGCAGTTAGAGCCGAAACGTCAAAAGTCTTACCAGTCCAAGTTAGGCCAGCAAGTACAGCAATGAACTCGGTGTTCATTTTCTTCAGAGTTGGACGACCAGAGTTGATCAAGTTGTTGATGAAACCGACGAACGCTGGACGAAGTGCAGCATCAGCCGAGGTTGCAGCTCTGAACAGTTCAACAGCGTCGCTGTCGCCTGTGACTAGAGCCTTAGCGTATTCACCCTGAGAACGGAACTTAGTCTCAAAGGTTGGAACGCTGATTGTAGGAGCCTTTACAAGTTCAAGTTCGCGGCGAATCTCAGCCACTTCATCCTGAACAGAACGGACATCCAATTCCATGTTCTCTGACATAGATGGTTCCTTTTCATTAGGGGTTGAATCCGCTACCGGGTTAGTAACGGGGTTTTCCTCACGAACTTCGGCGACAGATGCACCGCTGAACGCAGGGAAACTTACAAGGCTAACCTCTTTTAGATCTACCAGAGTTCTGGTAACTAGGTTGCCCTCGCGTGTTTGCTCTACTGGAACAAAGCCCACGCTGAACTTGTTGATGACGTTATCTCTCAATAACGTATAAGCCTCATCGCCTCTAGGGGTCGAACTGATTACAGCAATTCCAGTTACTTCACGTTTCTCAGCGTCAAGGCGAACCTCAAAGCTTCTAGTTTCAATCTCGGTCATTTTGGAGACCTTCCTTTTCTCTAACTTCCTCGGCAGTCATAAATCCTGCCCTGATAGCGGTTTCCCACATACCAAATCTTGATGCCATGTCAGCCCTGAATAGGCCCTCAAAGTTGAACTCAGTTCTAGTGCCACGTGGCAAACATTCTGACAGAGCGTCAGAGATTGCATCGGTGTAAGCCATAAGAGTGTGGCGATAGAACACTTGGTTCTCGTCCTGCAGGTTAGTGTAAGTGTCACTAGATCCATCAACACCGGTCAACAATAGACGAGCTGGAACACCGAACAATCTGGCAATGGCCTGAACCTGTTGAATCTGCACATCAGTGAACATGGCATCTCTAGGGTTTAGTTGAACTGTCTGCCATTCGAAACCTTGACCGAGAACCGCGACTTTACGTTCTGACTGTTTAGAGTGCCATCTTTCAGTTATGAGTTCAGCGTCCTCAGCACCAATAGGCTTATCGGTTTTTAGAATACCTGTCGGAATGCCAGCCTGACCAAACCAGTTAGCGGCAAAGTTTCGTAGATCTAACGCGGCGGCAATGTCTTTAGCACAAGCGTCAATCGGTCCAAGTCCACGCAAATACCCTGCCTGGCTAAACAGTTTCAAATGCTGAATGTCAGTCATGGTGGACTTCATAGTGTCCTGATTAGTTACCTGATAGTCATACCATTTCTGGCCACGTTCATCTAGTCGAACAGTCACAGCGTTAGCTGGAATCAAAGTTAGGTTATTGACTTGGCCTTTACTGTCATAGGACTTTAGCCAGAACGCGTTACCATCCAACGATAAAGAGACAACAGTTTGAAATAAGAAGTCACGTTTAGTTTGAGAGAAGTCGGGCTTATTTATCAGAATCGGGTTCTCAACTGGAACCTCAATACCTGTCGCGTATCTCAAAGTCCTCATAGGCATCTTGCTAATCGGAGTCGCTATGATCTGGATTGACCGATACACAGCTGTGAGAGTTAGAGCAGTATTACCAGATACCGCGTAGTCGCTCCGGGTAGGCCAAATTGGAGTTGCAGAACGTTGCTCTACATCTCTACCCAGGAGGCGTTGCCAAATGCTTGCCATACATCCAAACTGTATAGCACATATACGACATGGTCAAAATACTTGTATTCCATATTCTTGGTGTGTCGCGGAAACATACAAAGCCATAACAGTAGCCATCAAAGCGTCAATGTCACCGAGAGATTCACGCCGAGAGATAAGCCAAGTTTCACCGGTGTATTTAGCGATACCGCGAGGCGATTGAACTACAAGTAATGGATCATTACGATGCTTGACAACACCAGAACTAAACATGGCGTAGACAGTCGAACATGCAGCTGAAATCTCTTTAGTCCATAAAGGCCAAACAGGTAATCCATCTATCTTTAGACGTTTCACCAAATTAGGCATCTGTCTATCATCAACTGCTATCGCCTTGATAGTGCCTCTAGCATAAAGTTCATGGATCTTAGAATAAAGTTGCTGTTCAGTTGCACCAGCGAAACCAGCAATCAACTCAGTCTCATAAGTGCCATCCTCACACTTTCGAGCACCAGCAATAGACGCGTATTCCCAGTTCTTAGTTCTATCGACAGCCAGAATGACATTCTCTTGATTCGTGATTCCATCACCCGATGCTTGAGCAAATAATTCACCTGGAATCCATGATTCAGCTGTACCAGAGATAAACCTGTTCAATCTGTAGCGTCTAGCCTCATGCTCCGGTATAGATCTAATGTCGGACAGAACAGTATTCAAATCTAAACGTCCAGCGTCGATACTAGGGTTCGCACATCTCAAAGCGTGAGGGTCATCTATCTGAGCATTCTCTGGAGCCTCCCAACAAAAGAACCCGAAACGTTCTAACTCTTTATCACCAGAGGCCGCTTGAATACCAAGTTTGTAAAGTTCGATTAGTGTCTCTGAGGTTTCATCGCCAGCGGTAGTAATACCAATAACCATTCCATCTTTACGTTGAGCAGTACCTAGAACCGCAGCTGACCACATTCCACGTTTAGCAATATGCAACTCGTCAAAGAGACATAGAGACATCGGGATACCTTGCAAGGCAGATTCTTTAGCGGCTTTTACGTCATACCTAGCAGAACCATCAGCGGTCACAATACCACGTTGCTCGGTAGCCTTTTTGAAACGCTTTTTCAGATACTCGTTATTTTGAATAGTAAAGAGCACTCGCGAATAAATGATTCGGGCTTGGTCAGTTGAACTGGCGATAGAGATAACTTGAGCACCTTGCTGATGAAGCAACAGGCCATAAACACCCAGAATAGCACCCAGCAATGACTTACCATTCTGCCTCCCCATCGAAACCACAATCTGCCTGTAACGAAGTTGCCCAGGATAAGTCGGATGGTTATTCGGGTAACGTTCCAACATGTGTCGGATAAGCCACTTCTGCCATTCATCAAGCTCAACACCATCGGGGTTCTCTGGTGACTTCCAAGCCATTTTTACAAGTTCAATAACCTTGTCCCCATCGGTGAACATCCGAGTGTGAGGTCGTAAGGCTTTAGTGTAAATGGATGGATAGCGAACTCCATGATCTAATCTACCCATTAGCGTTTCAGCAAGGCCTCTAGTGGATCATGTTGTCCGGCATCGCCGAGAGACCGCTTGAGTTCCAAATAAGTCTTACGAAGTTCCGCAGCTGTAGAGGTAT